ATATCAGTCTTTGCAGCGTAAGGACGAGGGGCTACTCGCAATGTCTGATACGTGTTAGTGAAAGGTACTTGAAGAAGAATTTGTATAAGCCCCGCAGACGATTGTGTCCAAACACGATAATTAATAAAGTTGTTTGACCCACCACTAAGCTGACCGTAGCCATTTGAGCGAGTAAGATAAAATGTATATCCATTCGGCACGGTATAAATCATGGCTTGGCTTTTACCGTAACCAGCGGTTATCTGCGCATAGGTTACTGTTTTACCCGCATTAGATAAGTACAACGTACCCACCGCATTGTTAGTCCCTGTTACGGTTATTCCATTAATCCGCAAATAGCTTTTGGTAGTAGTAACGCCTGTTGTACCCGTGCATACTAATGTCTCAGTTTGAATATTGTAGTTTGAATCAAGTCCATTAATTAGCACCGATACTGCTGTATCAGAAGCGGATGAACTATAGAGCAGCATTGTTGTTGCTGATACTGGGTATGTATAGGCGGTAGCATTTTCCCATACAGGAATAAATGTACCCGCAACTGATCCCTGATACCCATAAATATTTACTTCGCTAACGCCGGGAACTAATCCTCTGGCTACTTGTAAATAAGATGGTAAGGAATAAGGAGATTCGTTGTTAACGATCACTGGGTTACTTGAGCTAGCAATAAGACCCCCCACTGCATTGTTAAGTTGATTAAAGTAAAGCCGCAAGGCGTTAAGCACTTGGTCTTGATACTGCTGTTGATACGCCGTAGGCGCAATCGGTAAGTTTGGTGGCGCTGGATTTTGCAACGTACCGTTGTAGGTAAAAATATTACTAGTAGCCATCTACCGTCTCCCATCAGGACGAATATCAATACGAGGAGAACCCAACTGCCACGCTACTCCAAGCCCCGTAGACTCAATACGGAACGCCATTTGACGCCCCCGTAATCGGGTATACACCTGCCCCGTAAACTGCTGAATCGTGTACTGCGGTAAAAGACTATAATTCTGTGCGCTAATAACTTGTGGGTTATCTGCTTGTCCATAAGCTGTGCCAGAGTTTTGTCTAGGCTTAACAGTCATAGTAACCGCAGGGTTATTTACTGTGGACCCGTTAAAGTTTACATCCGGCAAAATACGCCATATGAATCCGAAGTTATGCCCATCTCCAATGTCAAAATCAGATGACTGTACGTAAGCATCAATAGGTGCAGATATTAAGGTAGAGTTATCATCACATCCAAATTCATGATTAAGCAGTCGATAGTTATAGTCCGCCGCAACGGGATATTGCACTGAGCCTGTTTGAAACCAAGCTGTGCGCCCCATTGTTCCGTAATACCAAACACGATCTAAATAGTTATAAATTACATACTTGTCCACAATCGTATTGCTACTAGACTGGCTTACATAAAACCACCACACTTCATTGAATGCTTCATTAGCACCTGCAAATACTTGGTATGCTTGGTCTTGGTTAATGTCGTCAAAGATATATTGCCGTAAGGCGCAGGGAAGAACTTCTACTCGGCCTGAATACATATAGAAACGATCCCGGCCCATCCAGTACGTCACGTTATTAATAGTAATCATACTATTGGGTGACATAACCGAGATATTATCCATTAGCAACTGGAAACCCCATACATATGGCGCGCCTATGTATTGCATAGAATAAATTGCGGAATCAGTCCAAACTAAAATTTCTTGGCGCGTTGCTCGTGCGCCCATAATGTAAGAGCCATTAGAAAGCGTATATTCTCCCGCTTGGTTCACTGTTTGCGGAACCCACTGATAAGCGTTGCCTTGATCAGACCAGCGTACAAGCATCGGGTTAAACGCAGTAGCGTCATTGCTAGGTAGATATGGATTAGCACCAAACGCAATTATGAATTCTTGTACTGCTGAAGAAATAACTTGGTACGTGCTGCTAGGGACAAATCCCCCAGCATAGGAAAAACTATACGTGCCAGCACTTGCACCGGTTGTTGTACCTACAATAGGTACGGTAGTAGAACCTAAAGAATAACTAGGCGACACATATGCACCAGCGGGCATGTTCGTGCCAGAAATAAACATATAAGGAAAAATATACGGCGCATTTGTAGACGTAACAGTAATGGTTGATACCCCACTACTAAACGTAGCCGCATCAGTTAACGCTGTAGTAGCGTTGGCTAAAGAACTTAAGTATTGCGCGGCAGTACTTACACCCAGACTATCCTGCCAATAAAATATAGGTCCTCCACGAGGAGCAATAACAAGGTCAGCGCCATAGTTATCATTAGACCAAAGACGAAGCTGTTGCCCCACACCTACAGAAGATGCTGTACCCCACCCACCTCGACCCCAACTACCTGCGCCCCACCCGTTGCCTATAGTAAAAACGTTTAATCCGCTAGGGTATAGGTACGCCACTGTGACTGTGCCACCATGCCCTGTATCACTACTATTCGCCGTGGCTGTAGCTGTAAAAGTATAGGTAGAAGCACCCGTATTAACAGAAGTAACTTGATACCCTTGGTTTAGCACCGCAGCGGTAATATTCCCACCAAGGCTTGTAGCCCCTGAGAAATTGACATAGTCCCCTACGTTAGGAGAATACCCTGTATCGTAAACCGTAATTGTTGATGATCCGTTAGTAGCAGTAAACGGAGTGGTAGTCAGCGTATCGGTTTTAACAACGGGAGTAATATCGTAGTACGTACCACCTGTATAGATGTAGTACTTAAGATTTGTACCCACCCCATAGTAAACGTTACCCGCACCCGCATCAGCATCCGCCCATATCCAGATAGACCGTGCTACACCTATAAATTGGTTGTTAGAAATCTGCTGCCAACCACCAATTTTTTCAGGGAATCCAGAACGGAATCGCACATTATTGCCGTCATACCAACCGCCTTCGTTAGAATAATCAGTACCTTCGCGGTTAAGCCCGGGGCGAAATTGTAGCTTCTGTAAAGGCACGGAGTCCTCCGTTACGCGGTATAAACGCGAGTACCAGACTTATCTATAATGAGCGCTTGTCCACGCGGCTGTTCACCTTCTCTGTTTGGCACGCTTACATGCGTCCAAGAATCAAATTCTCGAATCACCTGATCAAAAGGTAACCCTGATCCGATTATAGCCTGCGTCACTTGATCTGGGGTCATGCCCGGTACGCGAATGTCCGCAGCGCATCCAAGACGGTGCTGGCTTGTATCCTTAGATCCAACGGCATCGTTCACTTGTTTAGACCGATATGCAGAGTTAATCATTATCGGCTTGTTCCCAAGCACAACTTTGACCTTCTCCAAGAACTCTGCCAAACGCATTAAATTGGTCTGAATAGCATCATCAGGTGAGTTGTCCCATCCGTTCCGAACTGCCACATCAGAATGGGTTAATTCCTCTAAAGAAAAATGGGGGGATAACTGTGTCATTTGTCCACCGGCGTACTTTGATGTAAAAGTTGATCTTTATTCTGACTGGATGCAGAACTTCCAAAATAAAATCCAATAATTCCTGTCCATGCCGTTCCCAGAGAACCCAGCATCAGCATCAATGCATCAGATGATTTAAACGTTTCAGTCATCATGCCTACCAGTATTCCGAAGAATCCAACTGTGACCACGACAGCGAGAAAAGGAGGCACCCATGACTTGACGTTTGCTTGCATCAACCGTGCGCTGGCACGATCCTCATTTGTCAATTTAGCAAAGTCTAAACCTAGTTCCTGCGCCTTTGCTTTGATTGCTAATTCTGCTTGTTGAATAGCCGCTACTTGATCACCTGTTAACTTACCAGACTCAACAGTCTTCTGTACCTCATCGCCTGACATTCCAAGCGCAGACTCTAATGCACCGACAGCCATGCCAGCCACAGGACTACCAAGCGCTGAAGCAACAGTGGGCGCTAACTTCGCTACTGTATCAATCCATGAATCAGCCATTAGTCTTTTCCTTTGTCTACGTGTTTATTCCATAAATCAAACAATGATCTTACTTTGTCTTCAAGCGTTGTAATTCTTCCATCCATTTTTGCCAAGACTACAACAAGGGTCACAAACCCTAAAGCCATAGGCCATATCTTGGCAATAAAATCTACAATGTCCATTATTCACTTTTCCGTCCGGCAAGTAGTGAAACGATCACTGCAATCAGCTGCAGCATCCATTGTGTTGTGTCGCCCGTTTGTTCGCACGGGATTACATCAAAATTACAGACTGCGCCTACTGTACCGGATATACCGACTACATACACCAAGAGCCAGATCAATATGGTTTCGTGGTCCATTAGAAACTTATTGAAGCATAGCCATTACCTGCAGCAACTGGTCCACCCGGACCACTCGCATTGCCTCCCAAACCACCGTATCCATATGCAGTAAGCGGACTTGGTAATTGCCCCTGCCCTGCAAATCCTTGTCCACCTGTATTTCTATTTACCATCCATGAAGCAGTAAATGACCCAGCTACACCGTTTGGCGAACCACCCGAGCCCCCGTAAGCCGGATTATTATCGCCAACTGTACTTGCCCCAGCCGTACCACCTGTAGCGGTTAAAGTAGAAAATCCACTTCCAGATATAGAAGAACTTCCACCTGTACCCTGTGCTGCGTTCCCTGCGCCAACCGTAATTGAAACGGTCTGTCCGGGAGTTACTGATATAGCTTGGTTGTAGTAATAGCCGCCAGAACCACCGTTCGCTGCACCGTGAGAGTCACCTGATGTAGTAGATGTACCCCCGCCACCACCGCCGCCTACAATCGTTACCGTTAAACTATAAATACCGGCAGGGACGGTATAAGTATAAGTCCCCGGCGAGGTGTAAGTTGTTGTTGCTGATGCCGTAGGATAAACCTGTGTCCATGTTCCGCTTTGATTAACAAATACTTTTTTAACTGCAGTCCATGTTCCGCTCACATTTGCAAATATCTGCTTGGCTTGTGTAAACGTCCCGCCGTTGTTTACGTAAATCTTTTGGTTAGCACCCATGCTTACACCTGATACCAAATATCACCATTAGAACCACCAGAAGGGGCAGAAGTTGATACGGTTCTTGCACCAACTGAATTTGAGCCTACAACGTTACCGTTAGCTGTAACTGTGGTTGCAGATAAACTTGTCATACCTGTAGCTGATCCACCAGTAATTGCTACCGCGTTGGCATTCTGACTCGCCATTGTACCCAAAGAGCCTGTTGCTGCAGCAACAAATGCAGTTGTTGCTATTTGTGTATTATTTGTCCCAACAGAGGGTGTAGGGGCTGTAGGTGCGCCTGTAAACGCTGGAGAAGCAGATAAAACATTAGACCCCGAGCCTGTGGAAGTAGTTGTACCTGTACCCCCATAGGCATACCCTAAAACACCTTGGGTAAACAAGCTAACGTTGTTATTTTGCAGGGACATATTAGTACCGTCTGACCATATCGCAGTGGTAGCCCCCGCAGGGATAGCAATACCCGTACCCGCAGCCGTAGTGCCGTTAGCTACTGTACCGTTATAAATTGTAGCTACATAAGATGTGTTGTTAAAAAACACATAGATTTTAGGGGTAGGGGGCGCATAAATATTGAAGTTAGAACCAAGACTTGTAGTTAACGTAACCGATGCCATCCGTGCTTGGTCTGTTGCACCGTTAACAACCGTTAAGGCTTGATTAGTACTAATGACAGATACCGCAGCATTGCCCGCAATCGCTTGCTCAATAATTGTGCCAAGGTTTGTATTAGTGGTGTTCCCCCACGTACCGGATTGATCTCCAGTAGCCATTAACTGAATTTGTAGATACGGCGAGTACGTGCTTGTCATGATTTCCCCTAGCAGGTTTGATCGTTGTTAATAGTAACCCAAGTGGTTGCTTCGGTGTTGTCAACTTGCACCCAAGTGGTTGAATTAGTATTAGATACTACCGTCCAGCCCGATCCACCTAGATCATTAATATCTTGCCAGTTCACCGCAGGGGAATATCCTGTAGGATTCCCTTTTGTGGTGTTGATAAAAATACTACCAGCAAATGGCACACCGCCATAGGTAAAGTCCCCATAGTCGTGCATCTCTGTAAAACTAATAGGACCAAGACCCCAATTTGCTGTTTGATCATCAACAACAGTAACCCAACCAAACACACAAGCATTAAAGCCTAAAGTGCTATTTTCAATAATGCTTTCTAAGAACGTATACCTTTGAGTATTTGTGTCTGCTAAATTGGTGTTTTCTATTACTGTGTACTTAATGGTAACGGAGGCCGACTCGCTATCCGCACTCGTAATACTTTCAGTAATACTGAATAAGTAAACATCCCCCGCGATAGAAGAATCTGCAACGCTGAAGGCTTCGGTGATTCTATCTAAAAATTGTGAAGCAACAGTTTGCGTATCTGCAAAGTTAATACTCTCAACAATACCTTCAAAGAAGTTATCCTGTTCGCTTTGAACATCGTTTAAATTAATTGTTACTTCAACAATGTTCTGCAAATATGCAGCAATCTGCGTTGAAAGATCGTTAACGCCTACGTTCTCAGTGATGGACTCAACAAGGGCTTGGCTCTGGGAGTTTGCATCTGCGAGGTTGGCGTTTTCCGATATGCTTTCAGCAAACTGAGCGGTGATCGAGAATGCATCAGCAATCGTAATACTTTCTGTATCGGATACGTTGAACTGCGCTGTGTCGACAAGAACATCTGCAACATTAATATTTTCTGTATCGCTTACCGCATACTGCGCGGTGATACTTTCCGAATCGGCAACGTTGGCGTTTTCAGCTTGAGAGACTGCATACTGCGCGGTGACTGTTTGACTGTCAGCAACAGTAATAGCTTCTGTATCGGAGGCCGCAAACTGGGCTGTGATCGTTTCTGTTTCATTAAGGTTCGAGTTCTCGGTAAGGCTTTCTAGGAACGTTGACGATTGAGTGCTGCTATCCGCAGGGGTGAGGTTTTCAACAATACCTTCAAAGAAGTTGTCCTGCTCACTCTGCACATCATTGAGGTTAATCGTAGCTTCTGTAAGGGACTGTAAGAAAGCCGAAGTCTGTGTGCTGGAATCCGCAGAGGTGATGTTCTCTGTATCGGATACGCTATACCCTGCTGTTACGACATACGAGTCGTTCGCCGCTATGTTTTCAGTAAAGCTTGTTCCTACGTTGACGGAGTACGAATCAGCAGGGGTAAGGTTATCTGTGAAGCTGACGCCAATGTTGACTTGGTTTGCGTCAGCTAGGTTTGTGTTTTCGGTGATGGAAAGGGCGTAGGCGGTTCCCGGTAAGGCACTAAACGCTACCTGAGCAAATGCCTCTGCACCGAACATACGAAATCCCTATAAGAAATGAGGCCCGAAGGCCCCATCATACCTCTACTGCGCTGGCGCGGGAACAGGCTCAGAAGGTGGTACTTGTGACTCGGCTTGTTCTTTAACCTTGTTCAAAAGCACCCATGCACCTGTTTTGGTGGGGAGATCACCCAGCACCTGCAAGATTGCATTTACTTCATTTATGTCCAACGATAATTTGATTTCCATTTACAACTCCATTATGTACGACTGAAATAGGGCTGTCGCTTACCCTTTATTTATATTATGCCTAAGACAGGCGTAGATCTTGTTCAATAGCCCAGTTCACTTGCTGTTAGCTGCAATAGCGTCTGTGAAAGGCTTCAGATCGTTAGAGCCATAATACTCAGCACCTTTTGTTACTTGGATCTGAAGATGCTCTACGTTCCGCTTAACGCAACCAGCCCAATCTGCGTCTGTCATTGTTTCTGGTTTACCTGCTGATAACAGATGCACCGAATCCATAGCGGCGGAATAGTCTTTCGCTACTTGTTGCTCAGGGGTCATTTCTATTGTTTGATCCATTTTGTTTTCCTTTTATATTGCGGCAATTACAAAAGCCAATAATTCTTCATAGCGAATACCTAATTTAGTAACAGCTACAGAATTAGGAGTTTTTTCTGTATATAAATTACCTTCTTGGTCTTGTGATTGTCCATCGACCTCATACCAAGTATCAGAACAAAACATAGCATATTTGCTTGCATCTAATCCATTATTCATAAATGCTTTTTCTACATCTTGTGCAATTACGCCAATATGAATTCTTGCACCATCGCC